GCATGTGAAGAAAGAAGAAAGAAATGGAATCTACTATTTCCATCACGTTCAAAGCCTAGAGAATTAACCGAAAAAGAGTTATGTGATTGGAAAACTTTTAAAGATAACAACCCTACATTAGACCTTGAAAATAATCAAAGGTTGTTTTTATGTAAGATATATTCTGATGTGTTTCAAGTGCCTTATTACGAGCCTTGTTTAAATTGCAGTCCAAGGCCTTATATGGTAATGGTTGAAAGAATGGATATGATTTATAAAACTTATTAGCAATCAATAATGATTTTTAATGATTATGGAAGATAGAAGAAAAAACAACGGCGGTAATACTAACGCTGGACGTAAAAGTAAAGCAGAAGAACAATCTTTAATTGAAAAACTTAGTCCATTAGAACCGAAAGCATTTAAGGCATTTTCGAATGCTTTAGATGAGGGAAAAGATTGGGCTGTAAAGTTATTTTTTCAATACAACTTTGGAATGCCTAAACAAGTAATAGACCAAAATACAACCATGAACGTTAATACTTTTGATATAAGAAAATTATATGATAAGGAAGCAGAAGAAAATTTGGAATAATATTGCAAATAAAACTCGTTATTTTGTTGTAACAGGTGGACGTGGTTCAGGAAAGTCTTTTGAGGTTGGTAGATTTACCAGCCTTTTATCTTTTGAATCAAATCACAAAATACTTTATACAAGGCAAACTATGACAAGTGCTCACTTGTCAGTAATACCAGAATTTGAAGAAAAAATTAACTTATTAGAATTAAGCCAATTTTTTAATGTTAATAAAACTGAAATTAAAAATAAGCAATCCAATAGCGAAATTATTTTCAGAGGAATAAAAACAAGTTCAGGAGATCAGACAGCCAATTTAAAATCTATTACAGGTGTTACTACTTGGGTATTAGACGAAGCAGAGGAATTAGTTGATGAAGGTACTTTTGATAAAATCAATCTTTCAATTAGGATAAAAAGCAAACAAAATAGAATAATTTTAATACTAAATCCAGCTACTAAAGAACATTGGATTTATAAAAAATTTTTTGAAGATGCTGGAGTTGAAGCTGGTTTTAATGGTGTTAAAGGAAATACAACTTATATACACACTACCTATTTAGACAATTTAGAAAACTTAAATTCTGATTTCATAAGTGAAATTGAATTAATCAAAGAAAATAATCCTAAAAAATACAGTCACCAAATACTAGGAGGTTGGTTGGACAAAGCTGAGGGAGTTGTTTTCACAAATTGGAAGTTTGGCAATTTTGACGATAGTTTGCCGTATTCTTTTGGAGCGGATTTCGGGTTTAGCATTGACCCAAGCACTCTAGTAAAAGTTGCCATTGATAGAAAATTAAAAATAATATACGTTAAAGAATTGCTTTACAAGCCAAAATTAACAACTTCGGAACTAGCACACATCTACAAAGATAATATTCTTTCAAAACAGCTTATTATAGCAGATAGCGCAGAGCCTAGATTAATTGAAGAGATTCAAAGGTATGGTTTTAATATTCAAGCTACTGAAAAAGGAGCTGGGAGTATAAAAGCAGGAATTGAATTAATGAGAGATTATCAAATTGTAGTTGAATCAAACAGTTTAAACATAGCGAAAGAGTTAAACAATTATGTATATTCTGACAGAGCATCAAGTTTGTTTATTGATAAATGGAATCATGCGCTGGATGCGATTAGGTATAATGTTTTTTTTCATTTAAGCAATCCAAATCGTGGCAAATTTGATATAAGGTAACTTGTCACAAAACTAAACTAATCACGTTTTAAATATATGAAAGTTAATTTACCAGAAAATATAAGCGAAATTACATTAAATCAATTTCAAAGATACATGGAACTTGTTGAAAGGGATTTAGATATTATGAATTTTAATAAAAGAAAAATTTCAATATTTACAAATATCCCTTTTAAGGAATTAGATAATATTACAGCAGTAGATTTTGAAAGATTAAATTTATTAATAGATACGGCTTTAAATACAAATGTAATTTTTCAGCCTACATTTAAAATAAACGATATTGAATTTGGTTTTATTCCGGACTTTGAAAATATAACTCTAGGTGAATTTGCAGACCTTGAAAAGTACGGGGAAAATTATAAGACTTTGCATAATTCAATGGCGGTTTTATTTAGACCGATAAAAGAAAAAGCAAATAAAAGATATTCAATTGAAAGTTACAAAGGAACGGATAAGTATTCTGAAATCATGAAATTAGCACCGCTTAATGTTGTAAATGGTGCGGTTGTTTTTTTTTTGAATTTAGCGAACGAATTAGAAAATTATATCCTGAAATATTCGAAAGAGGAGTAGTAGAAGGTAAAGAAGTTGAAAACTATTTTAAGGACTGGGGGTGGTATCCAACTATAAAAAAATTAGCAAATAATGATATTTTTAAAATTGATGAGGTAACTAATTTGAAACTACATAAATGCTTGCTTTTTTTAAGCTGTGAGATAGTAGAGAATAAAGCTATAATAGACGCACAAAGCAAATCAAATGGCAATCAAGTAACTAAATTATAATGAACGGATATAGCGAAATATTAAGATATATAAAAACCTTAGGCGATAGGGATATTTTTGTTAATACAGTAACTCAAGGAGATTTCGAGGACGTAGATACAAATAAAAAAAACATATTCCCTTTACTTCACGTGCAAGTCGGTAATGCTAATTTTTTAAGTGATAGCGTTGTTAGGTTCGATTGTCAATTAGGATGCTTTGATATTCGAGACATAAACAAGGAGATTAGAACTGATAAATTTTATGAAAACGACAATGAGGTGGATAATCTAAATGAAACCTTAGCTGTGATAAATAGAATTTGGTTACTGATGTTAAAGGATTTTGAAAATAATAATATAACAGCAAGTGAATCACCAAGTTTAGAAAAATTTACAGAGGTTAAAAAAAATGTCCTAGATGGCTGGATAATGACTTTTCAAATTGAAGTTCCAAATATAAATATTTCACTTTGTCAGTAAAAGAAATATTAAGCGTTTTCGGAGCGCATGTAGTTAAAAACGCAAAGAGTAATATAGCCAAAAAAAACGATACAAAAAAGCTATCTGATAGCCTTAATTTTAAAGTAAAAGTATCCAAGAATAGTTTTGAGTTTACGTTACTAGCGGAAAATTATGCATCATTTGTAGACCAAGGGGTGCAAGGTAAATCAAGTTCTACAAGAGCGCCATTAAGTCCTTTTAAATTTGGAAGTAAGACAGGAAAAAAAGGCGGGTTAACAGAGGGCGTGATAGGCTGGGTATCTAGAAAAAGAATTCAGTTTAAGGATAAAAAGTCAGGTCGTTTTTTAAGTTTTAAGTCAACTGCTTTTTTAATAGCGAGGGCAATTTATCAAAAAGGACAAAAGCCTACTAATTTTTTAACTGATGCATTTAACGATGCATTTGTAGAATTACCAAAACAAATCGTTGAAGCTTATGCATTAGAAATGAATAAATTATTAAAGTCAAGTTTAAAAAATAGATAAAATGATAAAAACACTTTCGCCATATTACATAGACATTCCTTTAGTCAGTCCGTTTAGCGGTGATGTATGCGGGTCATATACGGTATCTGTTTTTATTTGGAACGGAAGTAGGACTGCAGTACCATCTCAATCGACTTATCAAATAACTAAGATTAATGCAGTTGGAAGCGATAAAATAGAAAAAGTAAATATAGCAAGAATAGTAAATGATTTTATAGATTTTCAAATTGAAGTGCCAAATACAACTGGTTTATATAGCGCAAACAATCAAGTTTGGGTCCGCTTTCATGTTATTTATGACGTTGATAGTACTATAATTCAACTACAACAAACTAATTTAGCGGTTAAAGGTTATGGGTATTTTACCGATGGCGAAAATCCAATCACACCAATAAACAAAGTATTAATAACACAAGACGAATATAAAGTAAATAGGTCGGGTTTTTTTGTGATGCCAATACTTATCGATCAAACTATTATCGCAGACTATAATGAAAATGATTTTACAACCGATTATTTTATAAATTAACATGGCAACAAAACAAGGAATACAGGATTTAATAAATTTAAACTTAGCTAGTGAATCAGATATAACAGCTTTTGAACATAGGCAAGTCGAAACTGCTATTTTAAATTTTTTAGTTCAAGAAAACGATATTTTACAGCAACAAATAACCGATATTCAAAACCAACCAGCGCCACCTTCAAATGCATTCATAAGAAAGGGAACTAGGATAATTGGGAATGTGCCAACAGATAGCTTTGCAATCGTAAATTTCACCCCTATCGAAACAGCTAATTATATGGTAGTCGGTTCCCTTGTTGGGTTAAATCAAAACTTTAATGCGGATAACGATGTTTTTTGGAATATATCGCAAAAAACAACCTCGTCTTTTAGATTAGGTTTACGAGAAATTAGTGGGGAGAATCAAAATTTAGTATTTGACTATGCAATTATTTTATTATGATAACAGTAATAAGCTATCCATTAAATGAAATTAATTTTACTGCAGCAGTTCCAACTTCGGTATTGTCGCAAGAATTGATACAAAACATTTATGTCAAAATCTCTGACGCACCAACAGATGACTTTATAGAAATAACTTATAACAACGTTGTTAAAACGTTGTTAATAAATGATGAGTGTAGATACAACCCTTTAGATATTGCGTTCCAAAACAAAGAAGGAGCGGTGCAAATAATAACGATGTTTAAATCTAAAAAAGAAAGCATTAGCGTTACATCTGAAAGTTTTGAATCTGGAGCAGAAATAGGAGACCACCAATTTAACACGTTTAACGTACAGTCTAGAACCAAATTCACAATCAATAGCGGGTTTATGTCAGAGGATAAAAACGAAGCTGTTAAGCAGTTATTATTAAGCGAAAAAATATGGTTTATTGAAAACGATAATAAAATACCTATAATGATATCAAGCAAAAGTCTAGAGTTTAAAACAAGGGCAAACGATAGGTTAATAAATTATGCAATCGATTTTGAATTTGCTTTTAACGATATAAATAACGTTTAATGGTTACAGAAATTTACATAAGCGATAGTAAACTAGATTTGTTTAAAGATGAAAATATCGACTTTAATAGTTCGGTTGCAAACACTGATGACATAACAAAA